TGGGAGCGCACACAGCGCGGCCAGGGCAGCGATTGGACCCAAGACAAGGTAGACAGCAGTCCCAAGCCTGACGCCCAAGCAGCGATCCGCGTGGACCGCATGACAGCCTATGTGCGGGTCAAGCGCCTGATACCGCGCACCGACGACCCGCTTCTCATGGCCGTGGTCTGCGAGGGCCACAGCATCGGCCACCTTCGCCAATACCGGGCGTTGCGCATCGACGCGGGCAAGGTGCACTTGCGCGAGGCGCTGGATAGGCTGGCGGAAAAGCTGGGGTGTTGACAAGGCCCGAGGATTTCAGTAGCCTCATGATAATCGGTAGGTTTCTGACCTTACCGCATGGCGCGCGACTTGTGACAGTTGCGCCAAGCGCCCAGCCAAACCGGCTCGGGCGTTTTTTGTTTTGGCACAATAAGGCAACCAAGCCACCCGGCGACAAGAGAGGGTGAGGCAATGAGCAAATCTAAAGTAGACGTGTTTAGACTGGTGGCCGCTCATGGCTAAGGGGCGGAAAACCGGGGGGCGGAAAAAGGGCACGCCCAACAAGATCAACGCGCTTTTGAAGGATGACATCTTAAAGGCGGCGGATAGCGCGCACCCGGATGGGCGCGTCGGATATCTAACCGAGCAAGCAAAGGAAAACCCCACGGCGTTCCTCACACTTCTCGGCAAGGTGCTGCCAATGCAGGTTGAAGGTGCGGTCGGCGTAACCGTCACGCTCGAAAGTGACGCCGCCAAACTGTGACATACCGCAGAAACCCCGGTCAGGAGCGGATGCGGGAGCTTCTGACAAGCGGCAAAAGGTTCAACCTGATTTTTGGCGGTAGCCGCTCGGGCAAAACCTTTGATCTTGTAGGAACAATCGTGGAGCGGGCTTTGCTGGCCCCTGGCTCGCGGCACTTGATCGTAAGGCAGGAGGGCACATCGGCCAAGCGCGCCATTGTGAAGGGCACGTTCCCGGAAATGATGGCGCTTCGGTTTCCGCAGGTTGACTACAAATGGGTTGGCAACGAATACAGCTATTTTCAGTTAGAGAATGGCAGCGAAATCTGGGTTGGCGGGCTAAACGACGACAAGGCGCTAGAGAAAATTCTAGGCAACGAATACGCCACGATCTACATAAACGAAGGTTCGGAGGTGAAATATCTGGCCTTCACGCTCCTGCGCAGCCGCCTCGCGCAAACGGTCAAAACCATATCGGATGCTGACCTATCGCAGCGCTTCTATGTGGACCTCAACCCGACAACGCGCCAGCACTGGACTTACCGGATCTGGATAGACGGGGTTGACCCGGAATCGCAAGAGCCGCTGGATATGGCGCAATATGGCCACGTTGTGGTCAACCCGATGGATAACGCGGAAAACCTGAGCACCGAATACCTCAACGACCTCCGCAGCTTGCCGCCAAGGGCGCGCAAGCGGTTTTACGATGGCTCATACGTCGAGGACGTAGAGGACGCGCTGTGGCGCAGATCAACCATCAAGCGCACTCAAAACGTTCCGGCGCTGCGCCGCATAGTGGTGGCGCTTGACCCGGCAGTTACGAATGAGGCGGGGTCTGACGAAACGGGGATTGTTGCGGCGGGGGTTGACGCCGCGGGCAATGCCTACGTGCTAGAGGATGCAAGCGCCAAGTATCGCCCCGAGGAGTGGGCGCGGCAGGCCCTGGCGGTGTTTGACAGTCTGAATGCAGATCGCATCGTGGCAGAAGTAAACCAGGGCGGCGACATGGTGGAAAGCACCATTCGCGCCATTCGCCCAAACGTTCCGTATTCAGCGGTCAGGGCAACGCGCTCAAAGCTCATAAGGGCAGAGCCGGTGGCGGCGCTATACGAGCGCGGCAAGGTATATCACGTTGGGGAGTTTCCCCAGCTTGAGGATCAGATGTGCAGCTTCACGACCGGATTCGACCGCAAGGCGCATGGCTACAGCCCGGATCGCGTTGATGCGCTTGTGTGGGCGCTCACAGACCTTTTCCCGGCCCTGTCAGCGCCGGTGGACACGTTTGAGAATGAAGACGACGCGGAATATGACCGCGACATGACCACGGGGTATTAGATGACCGCAGTTGAAGCATATCAGGACGACGCCGAGCAGGCGATTGATCCGCAGGCTTTCTTTGCGGCGGTCACTGAGTCGCCAAATCTCGCGGAAGAATTGGCGGATGATAAGCTGGCGGAAATCGCGCAGCAGTGCGTCTCGGATTACGAGATGGACAAAAACAGCATGTCGGAGTGGTTTGAAAGCATGGAGCGCGGGCTAGAGCTTGCGCGCCTTGTGAAAAAGCAGAAGGACTATCCTTTCAAGGGCGCGGCCAACATCAAGTATCCGTTGCTGACCTCGGCTGCGCTGCAATTCAATGCCCGCGCGTATCCGGCCATCGTGCCATCCGACCGCGTTGTAAAGGCCAAGGTCTGGGGCGCGGACAAGCAAGGCTTGAAGGCTGCGCGCGCCGAGCGGATTAGCGAGCATATGTCGTGGCAGCTTCACGCGCAAGTTAGCGAGTGGGAGGAAGAAACTGACAAGCTCTTGGTGCAGCTTCCCATTGTTGGCACAATGGTGCGCAAGTGGTGGTATGACCCGATCGAAGCCCGCCCGCGCTGCCGCACGGTTCAGCCGGGTCGCTTCATCGTAAACGATCATGTCAAGGTGCTGGACGAGGCCCCGCGCTGCACTGAGGAGATCAGTCTCTATCCAACAGAAATTGAGGAGCGCAAGCGCCTCGGCCAGTTTCTGGAGGATTTTGAGCCGGACACGACCGGCGAGGATGAAATGGGGCCGCAGGAATTCATCGAGCAGCACACGCGGCTCGACCTGGACGAAGACGACTACCCAGAGCCGTATGTCGTGACGGTGCACCTTGCGCAGCGCAAGGTTGTGCGCATCGTGGCGGATTTTTCGCAGGAAGATGTGCGATTTGATACCGAGCAGCGCGCGGTGCCTGTGGAAATGCCGGTGGTTGTGCAAGACCCCATGACGGGCCAAACATTCCAGCAAATGCAGATGCAAATGCAGCAGCAGGAGGTGGTTACGGGCGTGGCGTCAATCCGGCGCGGCACGTATTTCGTGGCGCACCAATTCCTGCCCGCGATGGATGGCGGCTTTTGGGGCACCGGCCTTGGCATTTTGCTGGGTGACATTAGCGACACAATCAACGGCATCCTTAACCAGATGATGGACGCCTCGCATTATGCGGCGCTGCCCGGCGGGTTCATTGGCTCTGAGTTTCGTATTAAGGGCGGCTCACAGCGTATGCGCCCCGGTGAGTGGAAGATGGTTGAGGCAACTGGTCAGGACGTGCGCTCAGCAATGGTGCAGATGCAATTCAAGGGCGCTGACGCAACCATGTTTCAACTTCTCGGAATGCTTATTGAGGCAGGTCGGGAGATTGCATCGGTTAAGGACGTGGTGACAGGCGATGGCCAGTCGCTCGGCAAAAACGCCTCGCCCACCACAACGCTTGCCATGATCGAGCAGGGCATGATGGTGTTTACCGCTGCATATAAGCGGATTTTCCGGGCTTGCGCCTCTGAGTATCGAATGCTGGCTCGGATCAACCGCGACACGGTGGACCCTGAGCAATACATGGCCTTTCACGACGATGTGGATGAAAACGGCCAGCCCATCCAGCTAGACCCGCGCGCTGACTACGGTGAGGCGGATATGGACGTGCAGCCAGTTGCAGACCCGCGCAGCGTCACAAAGATGCAGCAGGCCGCAAAGGCCCAGATGGTCATGGATATGGCCATGAATGGATTTTTCGACAAGGGCGAGGCCGCGTCTCGGGTGGCTGAGGCGATGGACATTCCAGGCGTGGAGTCGCTCATTCCTCAGCCAGACGAAATGCAGATGGCCCAGGTGCAGATGCAAATGCAGATGGCTCAAGCGGAACTTGCGGAAAAATCGGCCAAGATTGAGCTGACTTTGGCTCAGGTCGAGGAGACCAAGACCCAAGCGATGGAAAACATCGCCAGCGCGCAGACCGACCAAGTGCGCGCGGCAAACGAGATGACGAAGACCAGAATGGAAGCGCTAAAGGCGGTATTGGAAGATGAGCGAACAAGATTGGGAGAGCTTCTCCGAGCAGGTGCTGGAATGGCAAGGGCATCCGGTAACGGAAACACTGCGCGAACTTATCAGCAGCCGAATACAGGCCCGCAAATCATCCCTTCAGAGCAGATGGTGGGCGGGACAGGAAATTTCTGAGGGAGAGCGGCGGGCAGTTGCGATCCTTGAGGAATGGCACGAGGACTTTTTCAAATCCTCACCGGAAGACGTTAGAGCAGCAATAGAGAGTGAGACAGATGGCGAATGAGTGCGGCATCAAGCCGATACTTTACAACGTGGTCGTGAAGCCTCGCAAAGTCGAGGAAAAGACCGCAGGCGGGCTGTATATGCCCGATGAAGTGCGCGAAAAAGAACAGCACGGGGAAATGCGCGGCACAATCGTTGCCAAGTCTCCCGGTGCCTTCACGTTCAATTACGAGGGATGGCCGGAAGACGGCAAATTACCCGACATTGGCGATGAAGTCGTGTTTTTGCGCTACGAGGGTCGCGCCATTGAGGGCGGGGACGGTGAAGAATACTGGCTGATGGCGGATAAGGCCATCATGGCGGTGCTGGCATGACCGAACAGCAAGCCACAGAGGCCACAGAGGCCGCAGAGGTCGCCGTAGAGGCGGTTGAGGCCGATACCACGCCCCAAGACACCACGGAGCCGGTAGGGCCGGAAGCGGAGGCGGCAGAGCCGCAGTCTGCGCCTGTCAAGAATTGGTCAGACGACGACGAGCAGGAAGCTCGCCTGTTTGGCTGGAAAAGCCCGGACGAATGGAAGGGCGAGAAGCCCGCAGGCTACATTGACGACCCCAAGGAATTTCTTGGCCGGGTTGAGCGCTCGCGCATCTTTCAGACGATGCAGCAAAAAATGTCGGAGCAGGAGCGCAAGCTCGCTGCCATGAACGACAAGGCGCTAGAGCGGCAGAAGGCCGATTACGAGGCGCAGATGCGCCAGATCAGCGCGCGCCAGCGTCAGGCGGTTGAGGAGGCCGATACCGAGACTTGGGACAGGCTGGAACGGCAGAAGGCCGATCTTGCCAGGCAAGCCCCGCAGGAAGGGCCAGCAAATTCGCAGGCGGAGGGGCCTGCCCCAGAGGTCGCGCAATACCGCGAGCAAAACGATTGGGCAAAAGACCCCGTTCTCTGGGCCGAGGCCGTGCAGGCGGTGAATGTGGGGCTGCAAACCGGCGTTGTCACGGCAAACGACGCAGAATCGCAGATTCGATACGCCGAGCGCGTGGTTAAAACCAAATACCCGCACTTGTTTTCCACCCCGAAACCCAAGCCCCAGCCGCAGAAGGTGGACGCGGGCGGTTTGGCGGGTGGCCCCAAGAGCGGGCGCAATCAATTCGACAAGCTGCCCAGCGAGGCGCGGGACGCATTTAGCCGTTTCGTGAAGCGCGGGGTTTATGCAGACACAAAAGAAAGCAGAGAGAAATATGCCCGAGAATACAATGACTCCTGATAAGCGCGGCCCCGGTCGCCCCCGCAAAGAAGAGAGTGCCAAGCGGGAACACGAGCGCAGGCGGCGCAAGTCGGCTACGCAAACGACAGGGCGTCTTGGGTGTGACCCAGATCTGCTCGAAAGTGGCTTCAAACATCGCTGGATCAATGACCAGCCCGGACGGGTGATCGCGAAAACGAAGCATGACGATTGGGACATGGTGCCTCAAAACGGTGTGAAAGACGACAGCAGCGATTTGGGTGACATGGTCTCAGTGGTTGTTGGGACGCTGCCAGATGGAAGCCCGAAACGGGCTTATCTGTGCCGCAAGCCAATCAAGTATTATGAAGAAGACAAGGCCGCAGAGCAGGCCAAACTAGATGAGCAACTTCGTGAATTGCGGCGCGGGCATGATCGCCAGGGCGCGGCTCAATCTGATTACGTCCCGACAAGCGGAATCCGCATCGGCGGGGCGCCCAACTAAGGAACTTTCAAAATGGCAAACGCAGATACCCCCTTCGGCCTTCGCGCCGTAGGGCATCCCAGCGGGCTGTCTAACGCACGGGTGCGCGCTTACTACGTTGCATCCGACTACGCGACAGCTCTTTTCCCCGGTGATCCGGTCGTTAAATCCGGCACCAGCAACACGGCAGAAGTCAGCGCCCCCGGCGTCGGCACCATGCCGGTCGGCACCATGCCCGAAGTCGAAAAGGCAACGGCAGGTGATGGCAACGCGATCACTGGCGTGATCGTGGGGGTGGCGGCAAACCCCGACAACCTCGGGCGGCGCTACCTTCCCGCTTCGACGGGTGGTGTGGTTTTCGTCAATGACGACCCGCAAACGGAATTCGAGATTCAGGCAGATGGCACGATTGCCGCTGCGCAAGTGGGTCTCAATGCCGTGGTGATCTACACCAACACGGGCGACACCGACACCGGCCAATCCGGCGCGGAACTGGACACCACCAGTGACGCCCCCGCCGCAGACGCATCCAACCAGCTTACCATTCTCTCTGTTGTGCCGCGCGCCGACAACGAGGCGGCAAGCGATTACACCAAGGTTCGCGTCCGCATCAACAACCACACCGAAGCGCACGGCGCTATCGGCATTTAAGGAGGGCGTGAAGAATGGCTGTTATCACAACGGGTTCCCACCCCAAACATCTTTGGCCGGGAGTCAAAGAGTTTTTCGGCAAAACCTACGCGGAAAAGCCGATGGTCTGCGAGATGGTTTTCGACGAATACACCTCGGATAAGGCATACGAGGAATATGTCGAGGAAACCGGATTCGGGCTTGCGCCGATCAAGTCTGAGGGCGACGGCATCAGCTATGATACCGACGCGCAGGGCTACATCTCGCGGCTGACGAACACCACCTACGGGCTGGGCGCGAAGATCACGCAAGAGGCGATTGAGGACAACAAGTATGAGTCTGTCGCCATGTCGAAGTCGGAAAAGCTGGCGCGCTCTATGCGTCAGACGAAAGAAAACGTCTTCGCCAACATTTTGAATCGTGGCTTCAATTCGTCCTATACTGGTGGCGATGGCAAGGAGCTTCTGGCGACGGATCACCCGACGCTTTCGGGCGATCAATCCAACGAGCTGGCCGTTGCGGCTGACTTGTCGGAAGCGGCGCTTGAAGACCTCCTGACGCTCATTCGCGGCTTTAAGGACAGCCGGGGTCTGCGCATTCAGGCGAAGGGCATGATGCTGGTGGTTCCGCCGGAGCTGGAGTTTGAGGCGACACGCATCGTGTCTTCGACCAACCAATCCGGCACCGCGAACAACGACATCAACGCCATGAAGGAACTCGGGATGCTGCCCAAGGGGGTGGTGGTCTGGGATTACCTGACTGACGCGGATGCGTTCTTTGTGAAAACCGATGTGCCCGAGGGCCTCATTCGTCAGCAGCGCCGTGCGCTTTCTCTGGATCAGGACAACGACTTTGATACGTCGAATGCCTGCATGAAAGCGACCGAGCGCTACGCGGGCGGTTGGGCCGATTGGCGCGGCATCGCGGGTTCGCCCGGCGCGTAAGCAACATGAGGGGCGGCACTCGTCGCCCCTCACCAACCAAAGGAGGCTTTCATGCCCGCAACGAACTTCCCCAACGGCATTGTTGCCCCGCTTCTGAATTCCTCGGGCGCGCAACCGTCTGCAATTACCGATCTGACTGACAACTCGGGCGGCACTGCCGCCGACACCATCGCGGCCATCGGCGGCACGTATAGCCAAACAGAAGTGGCCAACGCGATTGCGTCTCTGGCGGCGAAGGTCAACGAATTGAACGCGGCACTGCAAGCCGCGCAAGTCACCGACAGCTAAGGCTTGGGGCTGTAGTGGCCCCAACCCACCCAGGAGGCGCGCATGGGCTTTACTCTCGGCAAATGGAAGGCCCAATGCGACCGTTGCGGCGTGAGTTACCTGAACACCCAGCTTGCGCAGGAGTGGACAGGTTTGCGCGTTTGTCGTGGTGGCGGCACCAACGATTGCTGGGAACCGCGCCATCCGCAAGACTTCGTGCGGGGTAAGGCAGACCGCCAAGCGCCGCCTTGGTCGCGGCCAGAGCAAGATGGCCCGGACGTATCGCCGGGGTCTGGCAATGAAGTTTCGCCGGGGGATTTGTAATGGCTGTTACCGCGACATATACCAACCGGCAGATTTGCGAAGACGCGCTGCGCAAGATTGGCGTGCTGGCGATCGACGAAAGCGCGACCGCTGACGATATTGCGACCGCTGAGCGCGCCTTGTTTCGGCTCCTGAAGGGCTGGCAGAACAAAGGGGCAAATATCTGGGTAATTGCCAGCCAGTCAGTAACGTTGACCACGGCGGCAGAATATACGCTCGACCCCGTGCGCCCGCTGGAAATCATGCAAGTGAATTACAAGGCATCGGGGCGGGAGACGCCCATGCTGCGCATGACGCGCGAGGAATACGATAGCTTGCCGGTGAAAACCACAACCGGCACGCCCACGAATTGGCACTATGACCGCCAGCGTGAAGCGGCGCGGCTTTACATCTGGCCCGTTCTATCTGCGGCTTCCGGTGAAACCCTGGAGATAACATATCGCCGCGAGATTGAGGACGTTGACCTAAACGACGCGGCGGACGTGCCTGCGGAGTGGTATGACGCGACGGTGTATAACCTCGCCTCTCGCCTGATGGACGAATACGGCATCAACAATAACCGCGTTTTGCAAATGGCCATGAAGCTGGAGCAAGAGGCGCTGGCCTTTGATCGTGAAGGGTCTGTTTTCTTTGGCGGGTATGGTGAGTAATGCCCACCGTTGAATGGGTCGGCCAAAGCCTGCGCGACGATGACAACGTGCAGGCCAACACGTCGCGGCTGCTTAATCTCTACCGTGAGCGGCATGGGGATAAATTTATCCTCAAATCCGTTCTTGGCACATCGGTTTTGATCGACATGCCTAGCGTTTTCATCCGCGCGATGGCTGAGATCGGCGGGCAACTCTATGTTGCCAACGGCGGCAAGGTCTACCGCATCACGGGCGGATCTGGCGAAACCGCGCCATATAAGAGGATTGGCGGTGAGTGGTTGCCGCTTCCAAGCGGCGGGCTTGTCGTAAGCACGCTGGGCGATGGCTTTGTGCTGGAAGATGACGGCCAGCCGATAACGTATCGCGTTGGCGGTGACGTGGCCTCAGAAGCCATTGCGGACATAAACGACGCGGCGGACACAACGCTCGCGGGCAACAACGGGGCTATCACGGTCGCGGCGGGGGGCGAATACTACAATATTGCAGCCGATGGCACGGTAACAACGCCGAGCAACGGGGCCTTTGAGAGCATCGGCAGCGTTTCATTCATCGGCCAGCGCACGGTTGTTACGGAAAAGGACGGGCGGCGCTTTGGCTGGTCTGACGTGGCGGATAGCACAACCTTTGACGCGCTGAATTTTGCAACGGCGGAATACCAGGACGACAAGATTATTCGGGGGTTGGCCATCGGGCCGCAATACTGGATTTTCTCAGAGCGCAGCATCGAGCAGTGGTATTTGTCGGGCAGCGCGAACACTTCGGAGTTTCTTCTGCCGGTTTCCGGCGCGGCCATCGACATCGGCCTAAAGGCGTTTGGCCTAATCTCGGCCTTTCCGAATGGCGCGTTTTTTGTTGGCTCGGATGGCGTCGTTTACTTGGTTTCCGGCGGGACCATGCAGCCTATTTCAACGCGCGGTGTTGAAACGGCGATTGCGCAAAGCACGCCAACCAACTGTTTTTTCCATGAGGATGAAGGCCACAAGATCTGCACCATTCGTTTCAAAGACCGCCCTGCGTGGTGCTTTGATATTTCCAACAACGAATGGCACGAGCGCTCAGAGGGTGGCGACTTTGGCGCTTGGACCGCCACGGCTTCGGCCAAAGCGGGCAAATATCACTTTGTCGGCTCCAACTCAGGGCAGATACGCCGCCTTGAGCGGTCTAACCGGGACGCTAACAAGCCGCTATTCAGGCGGGCTGTGTCAACAACGCTGGAGAACGAGGGGCAGCGGTTTTCCATTAACCGCCTGCAAATGCAGATCGCATCCGGCACGGCAGCGGCGGACGGGCGTGCGCCTGAAATGATGCTGCGCATGTCCAAGGACCGAGGCCAGACCTGGGGCAAGGAGCGGTGGCGCGATACTGGCGCTCTGGGGGATTATGACAAACTGTTGACCCTGCGCGCGTTGGGCCAGTTTCGGCGGGCAACGCTTGAGGCCACAATGTCAGACCCGGCAGACGTGCCGATGGAGTCAACGGCCTTTCTGGAGGTTTCGTAATGGCGGTGGAAAAACCGCAAGCCAACCTGCCCTTTACCGGGCCGGATGGGCGCACAACGGTTGTCTCGCAGCAGTTTCTTGAGAAGCTGGTGGCCGAGGTTATCCGGTTGCGCGCTGAGAGTAACGACCACGAGGCCCGGATTGCGGCGCTGGAGCCTTGAAAATCGACGTAGAAACGGCGCGAGAGTATTTTGCGCACCCTACCCAGCAAAAAGGCTCAATGGTCACTCCTGAGCGGCTTCCGGAAGCGGGGGTGATCTATGCGGCTAAGGGCGGCGTGTGTGTCTGTTTCCACGATGCACATTGGCCGGGCGTGGCAATGGTGCATCACGCGGTGAAGCCGGAAGTGTGGGGCAAGGCAGACGCGCCTGCGCTGGAAATTCTGCACTGGTTTTGCGGGCTGTATAAGCCGGAAACCATCATTGGTTGGACGAAAGAAAGCAACCGCGCGGCCTTGGCCTTTGCGCGGCGACTTGGGTTTGAAGAATACGGGCGCTTGGAATTGCCAAGTGGCGCGGTGATTAAGCAAAGGTGGAAATCATGGGCATAGGCGCAGCAATCGGCGGAATCGCTGGCGGGCTTCTCAGTTCCAAGGCGGCGGGGAAGGCCGCTGCCGCACAGGCGGCAGCGGCAAGGAACCAGTTGGAACTTGAAAAGCAGATTTACGGCGAGACGGTCGAGCGGTTTGAGCCGTTTCTGGGCGCGGGCAATGACGCGCTTTCAGCGCTTTCCTTTGAACTTGGGTTGGCAGAGCGCCCCACGTTTGGCGACACGCCGGAAGTCGAGGAGTTCCGTGACCGCAGCATTCTCGGCCCGCGTCAGCGGCAAATGCGCTATCGCGTTGGCGACAGAACCTTTGAGACGCAGGCGGCGGCGGATAAATACGCGGCGGCAAACCCCGAAAACCCGATGGAGTATCAGGGTTTCCAAGCCACGCCGGGTTATCAATTCCAGCTTGACCAAGGCTTGAACGCCATCGACAACAGCGCGGCCTCACGCGGAAACCTGTTTTCCGGTGCCAGCATGAAGGCGGCGCAGACCTACGGGCAGGGCTTGGCAAATCAAGAATACGGCAACTTTCTCAACCGCCTCACCGGGCTGGCGGGCAGCGGGCAGGCGGCGGCGGGCAACGCGGCCAACGCAGGGGCTAACTACGCGGCGGGGGCAGGCAACGCGCTGGCAAACATCGGCAACGCGCAGGCGGCGGGGGCCATTGGCGGCGCGAACGCGATCAATTCGGGCATCAACAACGCCGTTGGCATCTGGAATTACCAGAACCAGCAGTCGCCAACCAACCGCCCGCAAGGCGGTATTTTCGGCAACCTGTTTGGGTAATGGCAATGCAGGGTGATATGGCCTCCCGCTTGATCGCGGGTATGGAGCAGCGAGGCTTGCCGCGCCATGTGGCGGAAGCCTTCGTGATGAACTTTCAGGACGAAAGCGGGCTTAACCCCTCGATCGTTGAGGCAGAGCCGAACGTGCACGGCACGCGCGGCTTTGGGCTATACCAGCTCACCGGCCCGCGCCGCACAGCCTATGAA